TGTGTAATTGTATTCGGATTATTCATTGTAATTGTATTACCCATAGCATTTCCATGACTTGTGCAATAATACCTCAGATCACTTGGGGCAGAGGGATAAGCTGGTTCATAGGTGACTGTGGCATCTGTTCCAAGCGTTCCAGCATTTGTTGTAGTTTGTTGGCCTCCAGCATCAGATTTTATTCTTAAAGGGTGACCAACATTTGAACTATGAGATTGATTGAAAATATAAGTTGAACCTCGTTTCATTGTTATTACAGGATTATTGACACCATTTATTAAAAATATATTTATACCTCCTACATTTGCCACAGTGACTGTGTAAGTTACAGATTCAGCATCTGCTGGATCGGCAACGGTCTCGGTTGTTGTTGTGGTTGTTGTCGTAACTGGGAAATTAACATCGTCAAGATATCTTGCCAATGTTCTAATCCGAGTCACAGTAGCCCCTGTGAGATCATTACCTGTAGTTACAGTATTTACATTTAACAAAATTGCAGTAATAGTTCCAAGAGCATTACTAACTGTAAGTTTAGGCCTAGGAATCTGCCCACGTTGATAAGCAAACCCCTCTGCTGTAATCGGTAGCTTTGTATATGTATCACCAGCCCAGACTATATCTCCATTGTTATTTAAACTTGTTCCATTATGAAACCTGTAAGTTTGAGCAGAGCCATGTAAGGCAACTGTTGTCTCTAAAGTAAAAAGCTCAATAATCGCAGACGGATTTATTTTTTGTAAATCTGTAATTATTGGGGCAGTACTCATGGCTCAAACACCTCTCTAAATGTGGCATTAATTGTTGCTCTGTTATTGTAGGGAATTGTTTTTGTCCAACTTTCACATACAAATTTTTTCTCTGATTCCCCTTGCGGAGTGTATTCAAAGCTATCTTGGTCATTAGCTCTGGCATCTAAGAAAGTCTCGATTGTATCAGCATCAGTTTCAGAAACAACAAAAGTAAAATTATAAACTTTAGGATTTTGATTTTGTGCAAGCCCAAAAACGATACGTTGCTCAAAACCATCGGCAAATCTTACAACTCTATTAATCGGAGCATTACTTTTTCTTGTTCCGTAGGTAGGTTTTATGTCTGGAAAAGTAGCCACTATGCTAATAATCCCCCTGCTCTTTTTTGTTGTATTATCTCAGATTGTACGGCAACTGCAATAAGCCTTCCAAGTTCTCTGCCCTCTTGTTCGCCTCCCTGTGCATCTACACCTCCCTCCATGCTTACATTTACAACAATATTATTTGTCATACCTCCACCTCCTAATTTGTTATTTGGAATGATAGTGCCAGCCCTTGATGGAACAAATAATTCTGGGCCTTTTTCTCCTACTATTGAGGGCTGTCCTACTTTTGGCCTTCCACCACCAGCGAATGTTGGTAAATTTTTAAATAAACCAGATGAACCACCAAAAGCACTAAATAAAAATGTATTTACACCAAGTCTTAAAAGCTGAGAAGCAATATCATTTAAAATACCTCTAGCCGCTTCGCCAAGCGATTTTGTGCCCTCTATTGCCCCAACTAAAGCATCAGAAACACCTGTTGCAATAGAATCACCAATTTTCTTAAAAGCATCACTTAATCCATCTGTTGCGGTTTTGACTTTTTTAACTCCTTGTTCTAATTTACCAGTTTTTTCTGTATTATCCTCAATTATCTCTCCGTTTTCTTGTTGAAGTTTGTTTATACCTTCCTGTAAAATTTTAATTCCAGAAAATTTTAAAATAAATTGTGCTACTGGGTTTTCATCAATAAACTTTGCAATTTTTTGGAAAGCT